ACAACCACAGGATTACGAATAAGTGCAAATAAGAATGTAAGTTACCTATCAATACCAACAAGAAAGAACGCAATAAATAACACTATCGTAGTAAACAGAATGAGCGATGCGTCAAAAAATGCACCGATTATAAGTGGTGGTGTGAATAATGAAGATGAAGACGTATATAAATTGATAGGGGGTATAAATGGAACAAGTAAAAATTCTAAAATAATAATCAATGAGTGATTTAACAGCACGAATAATAATTAAAAAAGGCGAGGGAACTCCAACTATTCCAACAAGTAGCGACCATAGAGACGGCTCATGGTTATCTACTGACATTTACGAAGGTGAACTTTATTTAGACACAATTAACGGATTGAACTATACACGTTATGACAACACAATAGTTGAGCTATTCCCAACGTCAACAGGTTTGGCAGGTAATGAGTTTGTATTTATATTTTCTAAGTTAGATTTTCCAACTCCTGTAAGTGGTGTTATAACACTTGTAGACAACTATACTTACTTTATTACTAAAACTATTGACTTAACAGGAGATAGGCTTGTAGGGGGTGTTAATAGTGTTATTATAGGCGGTTCTTCTGAAAATTGTATATTAAAATCAACAGGTTTAAGTAGCTCAACAGCTCTAATTACTTCGGTATATTCGTTACCAATTAGAAATATTACTATCACTCATGGCACAGCTTTAAATCTTGATGGTGATGGAACTACAACAGCCTTAGATTGGTTCGGTGTTAACTTTACGGATTGTGCAATTGTGGGTACTATTAAAGACTATACAAACTTTGTAATGAGTGATAGTGCATTTTTGAATAGTGGTAACCTAACTTTTGATGGTACAATTGGAACTATTGGAATGAGTAACTGCTTGTTTGATTGCGCTGGTTCTACAGCCTTAATACTTCCAAGTACACTAACTGTGAGTAGAAGATTTAGAATAATATATTCTTCATTTGTAGTATTGAGTGGCGAAACAGGAATAAGTGTAGATGCAAGTGCTGTTATTTCAAGTGAGAGATACATACTAGATACCGTTAATTTTAGCGGTGGTGGAACGTATACTAGTGGTGTGACATATACGGATAACAAGGCATTGTTTGTGAATTGTGTGGGATTAACAAATACATCTACAAAAGGCTTTATGTATATGCTTAACAATACAACCGATACTAGTATCGGAGTATCAAACGTGAATGTTTGGGTTAAAGCTACGGGTACAACTACTTCGGGAACTAATTCAAAATTTACACATACAACAAATAGACTTACTTATAATGGAGCATTTACAAACTCATTCTTAGTAACGTTAAATGCAACAGTTAGAAGTGCTGGTACGAATCAATTAATTAGTATTGGAGTAGCTAAAAATGGTACTGCAATAGCTGAAAGTGAGGGGATAGTTAGAACTACAACATCCAACGTAGAGCATGGAGGAAGTACACAAGCAGTTGTGGAAATGGTTGCAAATGATTATGTGGAACTATTTGTAAGAAATACAAGTTCAACGGATATAAGAGTAACTGACTTTAATTTTAATGTAGTAAAAATACCAGTATAAACAAATAAATAACCATGGAAAAGAAACCAAGAAGAAAAAAAGGGTGCTTAGGTAAGGATGGAAAATATTCCATTGCTAACTGCGAAGAGCATAATGTGCAAGGAATTGGACGTGAGTCAGAACAATCTACAGCGACTATCAATCACGTTGTAGTTGAGCGAGTTATCTCTGAAGCAAGAGGGTAATTTAAAACAAAGTAATTAATAATTAGTTAATAAGATATGGAAAAAGAAACACTTTTAAAAAAGGTTAAAAACTTCCTTGTTGAATTGACAGGTGTAGAGCCTGAAGTATTAGACACGAAGTTAGAAGACCAAGTATTAGCTGATGGTATGACTACTATTCAGGCTGATATGTTTGAGGCTGGGGAGAACGTTTTTATCGTTGTAACCGATGCTGAACCTGTGCCGCTTCCTGTTGGTGAATATGAACTAGCGGATGGCAAAATCTTAGTAGTTAAGCAAGAAGGAATCATTGATTCTATCGTTGAAGCTGAACCTACTGAAGAGAATCCTGCAGAAGCAGAAACTGAAGTACCAGTTGAAGCTGAAAAAACACCTGAACAAGCGAAGGTAAAAAAGATCGTACGTTCACAAGTTGAAGAGCAACATTTCTCCGCATTGGAAGAAAAGATTGCAGAGTTAGAAGCTAAGATTGTAGAGCTTTCTAAGGTTGAAGAAGTGGTTGTTGAGCTAGCAGAAGAGCCTAAACCTATACAATTCAACCCTGAGAATTCACAACCAATCGAGCATATCGACTTAACACCAGGAAAAGCGAGAAGTATTCGCGATAACATTTTAGAAACAATTTATAAATAAAAATAAACAATGGCAACAACTACATCATTATCGACTACATATGCTGGTCAACATTCAGGAATGTGGGTTAAAGCTGCTTTATTAAGCGGTAACACATTAGCAAACGGAGGTATGACTATCATGCCTAACATCGCATACAAAGCGGTAATTAACAAATTGAGTACAGACGGACTTTTAGCAAATGCTAGTTGTGATTTCTCTGCTACTTCTACGGTTACAATTACTGAGCGTACATTAACTTTAGAGAATTTCCAAGTTAATTTATCTTTATGTAAAAAAGACTACATCACTTCTTGGCAATCTGAAGAAATGGGGTATTCTGCAAACAAAGTTTTAGCTAAATCTTTTGCTGATTACTTACTTGCATTCGTAGTAGAGAAAGTTGCTTCTGCAATTGAGACTTCTATTTGGAATGGTGTTAATGCTACTGACGGACAAGTTGCGGGTATCATGACTTTGTTAACTACTGATGCTGCTTTACCAACTGCTAACGAGGTTGCTGGTACAACTGTTACTGCATCAAATGTTATCGAAGAGTTAGAGAAAGTTTACAAAGCTATCCCTGCTGCAGTATACGGAGCTGATGATTTGAAGATCTATGTATCTCAAAACATTGCTAAGGCATACATTTCTGCATTAGGTGGTTTCGGTGTAGCTGCTACATCTAACAACGGTACTGACAATAAAGGTACTCAATGGTACACTAATGGTTCTTTGACTTATGGTGGTATTCCATTATTCGTAGCAAACGGATTGACTGCTAACCAAATGTTAGCTGCTCAAACTTCTAACTTGTTTTTCGGCTGCGGTTTGCTCAACGATGCAAATGAAATACGATTAATCGACACCTCCGAAACATTAGGAGATGACAATGTAAGAATCGTAATGAGAGCTGGTTACGCTGTTAACTACCACTCAGTTTCAGATTTGGTTACATACGGAATCACAAACTCTGCTAACTAATCACTAGCAAACAAATACTAGGGGAGGGGATTGACTCCTCCCTTTTTTTATAACTAATTAAAACTCAACAAGATGGCGTGTGACATTGCAAAAGGAAGAGTAGAACAATGCAAAGATCAGGTGGGTGGTCTTAAAGCTGTTTACTTTATCAATTACCAAATAGCTAGAGCTGACGTAACGTATGATGCAACGGATACGGATATGATTACAGCGATTACTAACGTAGATACTTTATATAAGTACGAATTAAAAGGAGTAGACAATACTTTCGACCAAGATGTAGTGTCTGATCGTAATGCTGGCACTACTTATTTCAGTCAAAAATTAAACATTAGATTAAAGCACCAAGATATTGCTACACATAAGCAAATCAAATTACTTTCCTATGGTCGTCCACACATCGTGGTTCAAACTAACAATGATCAATTCTTCATTATGGGACTTGAGCAAGGTGCTGATGTTGTAGGTGGTACAATTTCTACAGGTGGTGAGATGAAATCTGCTTCAGGATATTCTTTAAATTTTGTAGCAGATGAGAAAGTTCCAGCTAACTTCTTGAATGCATCAACATCAACTGCGATGTTAGCATTATTCACAAGTGCTACTTTAGTTACTTCATAGTCTAAATAGTTCACTAGGCTAAGAGGGATATCGATTAATTTCGGTATCCCTTTCTTTGTTTAAAACAAAATGTAATTCTCAGAGTTATATTAACATGATAGTATTAGAGCCTATATCAACATCACAAGTATTCAACGTAATTCAAAGACGTAGTGTAACTGCTGGCAATAAATTAGAAATCATAGATGAAGAAACTAACACATCTAGGGTAATAACATTAACAAGCAATGCAACGGGTGATTATTACGATACTATTACCTTAACGATCTCTCCAGCATTAAAGGAAGGACACACATATAACGCTGTGCTTTACTACAACACGATAGGCAATTACACCTGGAAAGGGAAAATATTCTGCACTGCTAAGGATGACGTGAGAGATTACAGCGTAAATGAGGGTAGATATACTGAAAATACAACAACAAACCAATTTATATTAAATGACTAGTAACCACGTTATAGAATTATCTGCATACACATCACCTGTAGTTACGGAAGACAAACGTAATGATTGGGTAAACTATGGTGAGGATAATAATTACTTCCAATTCTTAATAGATAGATATTCGAATAGTGCTACTCATTCAGCAGTAGTAAACAATATCAGTAGATTAATCTACGGGAAAGGTTTGAGTGCCTTAGATGCGTCTAAAAAGCCAAATGATTACGCTCAGATGTTAACCCTATTTGCAGCAAATGACTTGCGTAGAGTAATACAAGACTTGTATTTATTAGGTCAAGGAGCGTTTCAAGTACATTACGATAAAGGACATAAAAATGTTGTTAAGGTGTATCATATTCCTGTACAATTATTACGACCAGAAAAATGCGATAAAGACGGGAATATTGTAGGTTATTACTATTCTGACAATTGGGAGGATCCTAAAAAGTTTGTACCTAAAAGATTTGATGCATTTGGCGAGGGTAGCTCAGAGATTGAGATATTAATGATACAACCTTATTCAGTAGGCGCTAAGTATTTCAGTCGTGTTGATTACCAAGGAGCTTTGGAATATACGGTATTAGAAGAGAAAATTAGTGAGTATCTTATTAATGAGGTTTCTAATGGATTCAGTCCAACTACGATTGTTAACTTTAATAATTCTGTACCATCCGATGAGCAAAAAGATGAAATTGCAAGAAGTGTTATAAGCAAATTAACAGGATCAACAGGTAAGAAAATAGTAGTTTCATTCAATGAAGATGAAGCTAAGAAGACTACAATTGATTCAGTACCTTTAAACGATGCGCCTGAACATTACCAATATTTATCAGACGAGTGCAGAAGTAAGATATTAACAGGGCATTGCGTAACTTCACCACTTATATTTGGTATTGCTACAACTACAGGATTTAGTGCAAATGCAGATGAGTTGAAGAATAGTGTTATTTTGTTTGATAACATGGTAATAAGACCAAAACAAGAGGTAATTCTTGAAGCATTAGATAGTATTTTAGCTTTCAATGGTGTTTCTTTGAAGCTATATTTCAAGACTTTGCAACCTTTGGAATTTGTAGACTTATCAAATGCACAATCTACGGATCAAGTAGCAGAAGAAACAGGTGTTGAAATGAGTGCTGAAGATCATATTGAGTGGATTGATGGACACGAATACATAAGAATAGATAGCAGAGAGGTTGATTATGACTTAGAGGATGAGTTAGATGCTGAATTAGAAGCGTTAAATTCACCTAAAAAAACGTTATTATCTAAAATTGTTAATCTAGTTTCTACAGGAACAGCAAGACCTAACATAAAGTCAGACCAAGACGGTGCTGTTTTCAAGCATAGATATAGATATGTTGGAGGAGTTTCTGATAACACTAGAGACTTTTGCAAGAAAATGGTACAATTAAATAAGATATATCGTAAAGAAGATATTATTGCAATGGGTTCGCAAGCAGTAAATGAAGGATGGGGACCAGAGGGCGCAGATACATATTCAATTTGGTTGTACAAGGGCGGTGGAGATTGCCATCAGAAATGGATGAGAGAAACGTATTTACGTAAATATGATGCTAATTCACCGAAAGCTCAAGAGATAT